TGGCAATCTATGGGTTGAAAACAACCGTCAAATCGGTGGTTGTGGCTCGAGGGAAGGAAGGCAAATGAACAACGCACCTGTTTATCGCCGCCGTAGGTTTGTGGCGTTTGTAGTAATTCCAGCAATTATCCTGGGTCTTTTGATCGGCTACGCCACCCGCGATCTTTGCTATGTCGGGACCGAACACGGCAATGCGATCGGCTACGGCTCTTGCAGCGCCATGATTGATCGGGTGGTGGGCAAGTGAGTCCAGGGTTCAGCATGATGGGATCGGGTATTTATGCCCAGGAAGTTGAACGCGAGATTGTTTGCGCGGAGCGTTGCGGGGATTGCGGTGACAAAACCTGCGATGCCGTATGGGAAGAGACCCTGATGACTGATGACTGGGGCAATATTGATAACGATGTGGAGTGCGCAAAGTGCGGACACACAATTAATTACACGGAGGAACGGCACTATGACTGAAGGCAATGAATACATGATCCAAGTGGTCGAGGATGGTTCTGTAACCTTTTCTCGCAAATACAACAACGCAATCGAGGCTGTTCACGCTTACGATCGCTTTGTGGACTTCGGGTTTGCCAAGTGGCAGCGAGAGATCGTTCTAGTTGAACCAAGCGGCAAAGCCCATGGCAAGTCCTTCGATGGACCTCTTGCGCGAGCATTACAGGTAAAATAATCCCGACCCATTCCCGAACCGAGAGGAACTGTAAATGGATCAGATGCTAAACCGCTGCGCGTATGGTGCGTGGCATTTTGGAGAACAACTCTGCGAAGTCTGTCGAAAGGGGCAGAAGGAGTAGTCGGTTAAGTTTTCAGCGCGAGTTCTCTTAGCGGCCGCATTAGCGGTTGGACTCGTTGCAGCAGCACCTGCGGAAGCGCAAGCGCCGTATTTAACCCAAGCACAAAAGATTAAGATCTTGCCGCCGAAGGTTTATGCAGCGATGAAAGTTGAGTTGAAGTGGCTCAACCCCAAGCGTGAGTTCAAGTGTCTGCACGATCTGTGGATGAAAGAAAGCAACTGGCGGCCAACCGCCCACAACAAGTCCTCGGGGGCTTTTGGAATTGCTCAATTCTTGCCATCCACTTGGGGAAATTACAAGTTCCCCTACAAACCAAAAGACCCGCACATTCAGATTGATGCTGGGCTTCGGTATATTTACAAGCGCTACGGCACTCCCTGCAACGCCTGGGCGTTTTGGAAAAAGCAAGCAGGACCCGATTTACACGGAGGTTGGTATTAATGAGTCTTGACTCCCCTTTTGGCCTTCCTTTGCGCGTTGATCATCCCAGCGTTGATCCCACCGAGTGGGAAGACGATGAGGATGACGATTAAACAAGCGATCGTTGACCTAGTAATTCAGAGAGCGGGCGGCTACTGCGAGAAATGTGGCCGACCCGCTTCTGAGTCTATGGCGCTGCACCACCGTAAATTAAAGTCCAGGGGCGGCAAAGACTCGGTCAGCAACCTGATGTATGTTCACCACGAATGCCACAACCTTGGAACCGAGTCGATCCACCTGCGCCCCGCTTTTGCAGCCGATAAAGGGTGGATGGTTGCCTCTTGGGATGATCCTGAAAACGCGCCGATGCATTTGCCTGACGGTCGCATTGTTTTATTACAAAATGACGGTAAGATTACATCCCTAAAGGAAGGAACATTATGAGCATCCCAGTAACAATTAAAGGCAACCTCGGGTCTGATCCTGAGTTGAAATATGTAAAAACAGGGCGCGGCGATACTGCGCTTGTAACCTTTTCATTGGCCCACACTCCACGCGAGCGCAAAGGCGATGAATGGGTCGAAGGCGAGACCATTTGGTTTAGAGTTACAACTTGGGGCGAAAAAGGCGAAGTTTATGTCGATGCATTACGCAAAGGCGACAGCGTTCTAGTTCAAGGCACAATGAAACAATCAACCTTTAAGGGGCGTGATGGAGTTGATAAGACGGCTTTGGAAATCAACGCTTCTGACATTGGCATCGTTCCCAAGGTTCAGCGTGCTGCTGCTTCTCGCAGTCAAACTCAAGTTAGCCGAACAGAGGCTCCAGGATGGTAAGCGAAGGGTTGCTCTCTGCCCAGGAGGTTGCCATTCGATTGAATATTACAATGAACAACCTCAGGCAGTTACAACATCGAAAACAACTCGTATGGGTGGAGAAAGCGGGTCGCAATGTCTATTATCGTGAACAGGATGTGGTCGCGATCGCAGAAAGACGCGCAGGGCGAAACAAAGAGTAAGATCAACGCCATGATTGTTATTGAGGGAGAAGTAACGGTTGCGGAGATTGACGAAGCGCTGCGCAACATTAGAGAAATGCTTATAGATCGCTACGGCAATCGATTATCACATCAAAAGAAAGAATTACTATTGAGCAGCATTGATGATCTATTAGACGCAAGGCTTAACCTAACTAAGTAAGAAGGCGAGCAATGGAAGTAACGAGAAGGCTAATCTCAGATTTATCTTTTGACCCACGGAATGCACGCACGCACTCCCAAAAGAACCTGGATGCAATTTGCGCAAGTCTTACAAAGTTTGGGCAACGCAAGCCAATAGTTATAACGACTGACGGCTTTGTGTTGGCAGGTAACGGAACGCTTGAAGCGGCCAAAAGCCTGAAGTGGGACCACATTGATGTAACCGTGGCTCCTGCTGATTGGGATATGGAAACCGCTCGCGCTTACGCTTTAGCCGACAACCGAACCGCTGAGTTGGCCGAGTGGGATGACACGCTTTTGGCGCAGCAACTCATGGAATTGCACGATGCGAACATTGATATCGAGGCGCTTGGCTTTGAAATGCCGCAGGTAATCGAGCCTGAACCAATCGATGAGGATGAAATACCGCTTGAACCCGAGGCCAAGGTAAAACACGGAGACCTTTGGCAACTGGGCGAGCATTTACTCTTTTGCGGGGATGCAACCGAAGTCGGGGCTTACGAACGCTTGTTGGGCGAGGACCAGGTCGATCTAGTGTGGACCGATCCACCCTATGGCGTGTCTTATGTTGGCCAGGGCGGAATGACCATTGAGAACGACAATTTGGACATTGGAGCGCTAGAGGAATTCTTGCGCCAATCATTCAACGCCATGTTTACTTACACCAAGCCAGGTGCTTGCTGGTATGTGGCCGCACCCTCGGGTAACTTGTTCCAGGCTTTCAGCATTCCTTTAAGCGAACTTGAAGTTTGGCGACACACGCTGGTGTGGGTAAAGGATGCCCTTGTTATGGGGCGGGCCGACTATCACTACCGCCACGAGAGCATTTTCTACGGTTGGACCCCTGGAGCCGCGCATCAAGAACCACCTGATCGCAAACAAGACTCCGTTTGGGAAGTTCCAAGGCCACGGTCAAACAAAGAACACCCAACCATGAAGCCCATTGAATTAATTACACGCGCCATCAACAACTCATCAAGAGCCAACGACCTGGTGCTTGACCCATTTGCGGGTAGCGGTTCAACGCTGATTGCTGCGGAGCAGACAAGACGGCGTGCCAGGGTGATGGAGATTGACCCGAAGTATTGCGATGTAATTATTGCCCGCTTTGAACGCATCACAGGTAAAACGGCAGAACTTTTGCCTGGAACTTGAGCAAAAGATGGAGGAAGCCGAGCAAAAGATTACAGTCGAGGTGATCCAAGCACCCGAACAAACAGCCGAGGAGAAGGCTGCGGAACTGGAAGCCAAAGAAGCAAAGGTCCTGGAACTGCGTAGGGCGGGTTTTACTTTTCAGCGCATAGCCGAAGAGGTCGGATACGCAACACCGTCAGGCGCACAGCGTGCTTTGGAACGAATCATGACACGCAACATCCCTCAAGCGCCCGAGGAGTTTCGCTGGCAAGAGTTGGACCGTTTGGATCGTATGCAGGTTGCTTTATGGCCAAGGGCTATGAAGGGTGATGATCGAGCCATCGGTACGATTATCCGTTTGATGGAAAGAAGGGCAAGATTGGTGGGCATAGATGCCCCTCAACGCATCCAAGCAGAGGTGGTGAATTATGACGGAACCAAAGACATTGATGGAGACATCGAACGCATCGTCAATCTCATCCGAGGAGTGGATAGCGGCGAGCCGTTGGAAGTGGAAGGTGGAACAAGCGAGAGCGGAACAGTTGCCACCGCAGGGGAGTTGGAAAACCTGGCTTTACATGGCGGGTCGCGGAGCGGGCAAGACGAGAACGGCAGCGGAGTGGTTGGCGTGGGAAGCGATCCAAGCGCCGATGACACGCTGGGCGATCGTAGCCCCGACCTTCGGTGACGCTAGAGATACTTGCGCTGAGGGCCAATCAGGAATTCTAGGCGTTCTGCGTAGATACCGAATGCTCAAGACTTGGAACCGTAACAACGGTGAGATCATTCTTAACAACGGTTCCCGAATTAAACTTTTCTCGGCTGACGAACCTGAGCGCTTCCGTGGACCGCAGCACCATGGGGCCTGGTGCGATGAGTTGGCTTCTTACCGATATTCCGACTCTTGGGATCAGTTACAGTTTGGGCTACGCCTGGGCGAACATCCCAGGGTTATCGTTACCACCACCCCCAAGCCAACGCCCCTCATTCGGGCCTTAGCGGGCCGCACAGACGGCTCTGTCGTGGTCACACGCGGATCAACCTTTGATAACGCAGCCAACCTAGCCCCAGCCGCCCTGTTGGAACTCCAGGCCCGATACAACGGCACACGCCTGGGCCGCCAGGAGTTATACGGCGAAATCCTCGAGGATGTTGAAGGCGCACTTTGGACCAAGGGCATGATCGAACGCGCTCGCTTACCCAAGGCCCCACCGCTTTCTCGGATCGTGGTGTCGATTGACCCTGCTGTAACTAATACCGATGCAAGCGATGAGACTGGAATTATCGTGTGCGGTTCTGATGCTTCGGGTCACGGTTATGTGTTGGGCGACTACTCATTCCGTGGATCACCGCTTGATTGGGCGAGCAAAGCCGTGGCCGTATTTGATGAACACAAAGCCGACAGCATTTTGGTTGAAGTAAACCAAGGCGGCGACATGGTGAGTGCCGTGTTGAAGCAGGTGCGCTTGGGCTTACCGATCCGTGAAATACGCGCCCATGTTGGCAAGCGCCTCAGGGCCGAACCAGTTGCTGCAATGTATGAGCAAGGCCGCATTCACCACATTGGTGAGTATCCGATGCTTGAGGATCAGATGACTATTTGGACCCCGCAAGATGCAAAGTCTCCCGATCGCATTGACGCTTTGGTTCAGGCGTTTTCAGATCTACTTG